TAACTCCGGCTTCAGCAGCTTTCTCCGGTTCTACATCAACATCAACGGACTCAAACTCAACGACTCCATCTAATTCTACTTTAAGTTCATCAAGAACAGGATTTAACATTTTACAAGGTCCGCACCATGGTGCGCCATACTTAGTGATTTTTAACATTATTTCTTCCTCCTAAAAGCGTTTCTAATTTGCTTAATACCATCAATTGTTAAACCAATACCATAAAAGAACATACCTATTGAAAGTGATACCAACGCAGCAGTCATTAAACCATGAACCATTTATTTTCCTCCTAATATGTAGGAACTAGAGGATTAAACCTCTAGTGCCTTAACTTTAACTTTGACATCATCGGCTTTTGGAGCTTGAACCCATTCTTCTACAGTAAATTCTACAAGTTTTTCTTTCATATGATGTTGAAATACAACTTGAGTATCTTCATGTTCAACTTGAGACGGGCGATTACCTTTTAATGCTTCAATAACTTCTTTAGAGATCCATTCGAAGTATTTAGCAGGTACACCTTGAGCAATATGTCTTATAATTTGTGGATGGTCAAGAAACTCAAATGTATCAGGGAATCCCATAAAACGAGAATATTCACGAATAGTCAAGTGACGGTCATGAATTGGGTGAACCATTGAAGAGTACCCAGTTAATGAAATAGCAAGACCGTTTTCATTTACTCGTTGTGGAGACTTGTCCCAATATCCTAAACCTTCACGCTGCTTGTGTAACTGAGTTGCTAAGGATTTCTTTTCTTTCTCAGTTAATTGTGATTCAAACTCTTCATACTTGTCAATGATTGTCCAACGAATAGTTTGTTTTTTAGTTGGGTTCAAAGGTAAGTGGTGTAAGAATCTATCAAAAGAATGGTCAGGTCTTGTTTTATCAGTTACAAATACATGGTTAGGAACCGAAGTACTTCCAACTGGAATATCATAAAGATCTCCGATGATATCTTTAACTGATGTAAGTGGTTGATGATCCATATGAATTGTAGGAGATTTAGCAAATACATCTTTTCTCCAACCTACAAAGAATGTTCTCTGACGACCCATAGCAACATTGTGGAACTTGCCATATTCACGAACAATAGTAAAGTTATAATCCTCTTGTAACTGACGAACAGCATGATTAAGGATCGGTTTACCAATTGTTAAAAGAGTTGGTGCATTCTCAAGAATGAACGCTTTTGGTTGTACGGCTTGAACAATATCAAAGTAGCGGTACATATGACAGTTAACTTCATTATCAGCAGAAGCACCGATACGGGCTAAACTCAACCCAGAACATGGAGGATTACCATATAATAAATCATAATCGCCTTGACGAAGTGACTCAAGATATTCTTTATTTTCCCATTCACTTGGTAGTACAACTGGAATTTCTGGATAGTTATGAATAAAGTGCATAGCGTTATCATTCTCGATACCGTCAGCAATTTCAAGAATGCGGTTAGGTTTTACACCATTGTTCATAACTCCGATTGAAGCAGATCCTGCAAAAATAAATACTCCTAAAGCTTTTACCATAATTAAAATTCTCCTTCAACTGTAATAACTGGATTGTAGATCTTTTCAAATGAGCGGTTATCAAAAGTAACTTCATTTACTGTTATTTCAAGACCATCTTTACTTTTTGGATCGCACCAACGCTCTCCTGTTGCAATATCAATAAGGAAATAAAGACCTTCATCATCTCTTACAACAATATAAACACTACCATTAAAAGTCCCGCCACGTCTTACAAAAAAATCTCCACGTTTTATATTAGCTACTGATTTTACTTTTTTCTTTTCTACTAATTTTAACTCAGCCATTATTTAACTTCCTCCAATTCTTCATCTACTACATACCAAAAATCTTCTTTACTATCAGCACGATAATGGTCTCCACCTGTTGAATCTTCGAAGATCTTAGTAATAGAAACAATATCTCCTTTATCAAAGCCATGATTGGATATATTATCAATAATACGTACTTTACTACCTACTTTAAATTTTTTCGCTGCCATTCACATTTCCTCCAAGTATCTTTGATAGTTTTCTCCAAGCATTTCAAAATCAATTACCCAACTATAACTGATAATTTTTACTTCAGGATTGTTCTTTAATGTAAGATCTGGGTTGTAGGTTGTTTGATAATAAGGAATCTTTGTAACTAAACTTTCAGGAACATTTATAATCAATTCAGGTTTATCTTGATTAGGAAGCTTCACGATAACACCGATGAAGCCTCCACAATCTTGATACTTCTGAAGAAAAGAAATGAATTTTTCTAAACTATTCACTACTTCTTCAACGCCTTCCAATTTTCTACATTTTTACGATATTCATTGGTAATGTAAGGTAAAAAGACTTTAAACTGTTCTTCAGTAGCACCTAACTTACGGTAGTTATACATTACAATTTGAGCACAAACTGATTTCCACCAAGTGTTATCAATTTCTTCAATTAAGTTTTTATAAGAACCGATATTTTCTGTAAATACTTCAACAGTTTCTGTACCTCTTGAATACATTTCAGCAGTTGAAATTGCGGCCATAACTTGATTAAACTCATTAACACTTACTTTAGGATCTCCATATTCTTTACCGTCATAAACAACAGTATCTAACTTGTCGTTATAAATTTCAATAAAGTTCTCAACATCATTTTCATAAATATGGAAAGAGTTAGCAACATGAGTATATCTCCCAACTTCAACCTCTAACCAACCTGCAAGAATATTTTGAAAAATCATAAAGTTAGGAATATCATATAAGGTTCCTTTGTGTAGATCATTACTTCTCATGACAGTCATCATATTAAGCTTACTATCTCTAATAGTAAATACAAAGTAATTAGTACAAGGAATATCTTTACTATAACTTCCAGTTGAAAGAATTTCGTTATCTCTTTCTGGATCAAAGATAATCATTACAGCTTGACGTGAATAGGGATCAGCCTTTAATTTTTTATAAACTTCATAAAATTGGTCAATATCACCATTCCACGCTCGAAGACGCTCACCATAAGCACCATTTAAGATACCTTTATTATCTTCATCTTCAAAGTATCTCCATACTCCGTTATAATGAGCAATTTCTTCTAAATCATTCGAACCTCTCAACATCCATAACGCTTCAGCAAGTTGGAATGTATAGTTACCTTTTCTTAATCTTGGCATAGCAAGAAACTTACGGGCATCATTAATAACTAATGTAGCAGGGCTTAATTCAAATGTTTTAGAACCACGTGGAGAAACTTCTTCTCCATCACGAAGGATTGCCATAATGGCTTTCTGGTTGACCTCTTCAAATGAGTTTCCTTCAATAATATACACTTTATATACCTCCTATCCTAAGAATGGACTTAATTGTTGCTTTAATTTTTCATTTGCTTCACGTTGGTCAAAAGCTTTTTGTAAAGCGTTTTTCTCATTTTCTAATTGAGCATTAATAGATGAGATCTTTTTATTTGATTCATCAAGAGTCTTTGTTAATTCATCATTTGCTTCTTCAAGAGCATCATGAGCTTGCTGAAACATAATAAATGCAGAATTAACTTTTAGTTGTGCAGCTTCTACACGAGCGTGAGTATCAAGATTAATTTTCTTTTTTCTACGAAAGATTCTCATTAATATTCCAACTCCAATCTATATTCTCCTGCTTTAACTAAAATTGAATCATTAGGTAAGTTATTAGCGTCAAGTACAGCTTTGAAAGATGAATTGCGTTGGAAGGTGCCAAGATCTCTCTGACGATTACCGCTTTGAATATTAATTAATTTATAAACTCCACCTTCAACTTGAGCAACAAGAAAGTAACCATGATATTTTGCCATAATAATATCTCCGCCTGATACTGTTGATTCAGCAGGTTTTGTTTTTCCATCAACAATCGTAACTTTCATTTTATTACCTCCATATTATTTATTAATTACATATACATTATATATAGAAAAAATAATTTTGTTAACTCAAATTACAATCCGTTTTAAAATTTTACTGATGTTTTCCTCAGTAGTATGACGACTTGTATCAACAATCATTTTTGGTAAAGTTGAATCATTAAATATTTCTGTAATCTTATCATAGCAATACTCAATGTGTTCAGGCTTTACAAAATCTTCTCCTCTAACTGCAATTCTATCTAAAACAGTTTGTAACGGAGGTTGAAGTAACACAAGTAAAACATTAAATTTTTCAAGCAACGCTTTTTCTAATTCAGGAAAATAGGATGCTTCATAACCACGGTATAAAGGAGCATAAATTTTTTCTCCTTCGTGGAAACGATCCTTAATTACAGAATAGTCTGTATTTTTAATACAGTTAAAATATTCATTATAACCTTCTTCATAACTTAAAACAGGACCGTGGTGCTCAACAGGATAACTAAGGATCTTTGATAGACCCTCAGCTATTGTTGTTTTTCCACTTCCGTCAGAACCCATGAAAAGTATAAAATTTTTCTTTTTCATATTATTCCTCCTAGAAGACAATGTTTTCAGTAGTTATTTCCTCAATTTTAGGTACATCAATTTCTATATCCTTAATAATAAATTGCGCTTTTCTAACTCCGCCCCAATCATTAATACCATAGTACCCAACAATTGTTAAAGGTACAAGATCCTCAGGATAATTAAAGATCTCAACATAGAAATTAGGATTAGCACCAAATTGAACTAAGTTCATTCCATAAGAAAAGATATTTAAAGTAGAACCTTTCATACTCATATACATTTTAGGAACTTTTAAATTAACAATTCCTACAAATGGTTCTTTAACTGCTCCACCAAATAAACGTTGGTGCTTATCAATCATTAAAGCATGCTTTGATTCAGGTTTATTGATTAATAAATCAACTTCATAAACAATATCTAATTTCTCAACCTTACTTGCGGCGCTATATAAGGAATTAAGATTATCAGCAGTTACTCCAATACCAAAAGCATTAGCATGACCTTGGGCAAATTCAACAATTCCTGTACCTTCACACCAAGCTCTAAAATCTGGCATTGTCTTTTCATGACCTCGACCTGAACCTGTCCACATACCTTTTTCTTTTTCATTTAGTAATAGACAAGGTTTGTCATATCTTCCAACAAGTTTATTAGCAACAAGACCAATTACACCTTGAGGATCAATTTCAGGTGGGACTTTTCCAATTGCAACTCCATAATTGTTGTCAACTGTATCCTCTAAAACTGCAACTAACTTTTTAACTAATGCAGCTTGCCTTGCTTTACATTTTGCGGCAACATCTGCAGCTTGCTGATAAAGTGTAAAATCAAAGTGAACTTGGTCAAATTTCTTTGTTACAGGATTCTTTTTCTTTTTAACAACAGAGAATATTCTATCATCACCGATATTATTCATAGCATCAAAGATTAGTCTACATTCTTCATCAGTTCCTACACGAACCACGGCATTTATTAAAGGTATAATACCAAATGATAAATCTTTAGGAGCAATCTTTCGTCCTAATTGAGGTTCTCCGATAACTTGTTTAAAGAATTTATTATTGATATTATCAAGACCCTTTGTTACTAAATTGCGAATCTCTGGATCGGAAATATCAGAGGTGTCTCCTATTTGTCCAGCAGCCACAAGATCTAAAAATTGGTCAAGTTCATTAATACCTTGTCTGTCTACAAATTGTAAAAATTTATAAACCATACCAGCTCCCACAAGATGACTATTTGTATGTTCACAAAGCTGATTATTTATAATAATACCTTTATCTGTGAACTTATCAACTTCATGGTGGTCAATTACAAGAACCTTAATTCCAATATTCTCAAGTTCTTCAATCTTTTCAACATCGTTAGAACCTGCATCTGGGATAATTAAAAATTTAATATTTGACTTTCTAATTTGATTCATAATATGTTCAGTAAGACCATGGGCTTTACCTTCATGGAAGAAAGGAGTAACATCGGCATCTCCTCTTATAATATGAATATATTGATACATAATTGAAGCTGAAGCATAGCCATCCATATCAGCGTCAACCACAAGTCCTGTTTTACTTCCTTTATCAAGTTCATCTAAAAGAAGTTGCATTCCTTCTTCTACATTAATTAACTTCAATGGATCAGAGTCGTGTTCATTTGTCGGATTGAAGTATAACTCTGTATCAGTAATACCTCGATTTTCTAATGTTGTACTTATAATATCTCCGCTGAAATTACCAACTTGTGTAATTTTCATATTATTTACCTTCCTTAGGCACAAGCTCTAGATCATAGTCATTTATACTATAAATTTCATACCTACTGTCTTCAATAAATTTTTTACTTTCTGATTCTAGAGCTTCTAATGATTCATATCTTCCATTAGCACAGCATCCAGTCATTGGCTTGTACCAAGCAAACTTATCGTCTAATCTACTTAAAATATATACTTCTTCACTATCATAAGGTGACTTCATAAGATCTCCAACTTGTAACGGTGTGCGTTTCTTTCTCTCTGGTAATAAGATTCTCATAATATATAACCTCCATTTAATTAATACATATACATTATATTAGAAAAACAAAACTTTGTAAACTTAAATAAAAATTCTATTCTCCCATAATTGTTGAAATACTTCAACTCCCTTATCAGTAGGAGAGTCCTTATATTCGAGAAGATTTTTACGATCCCAAAGTAAGCTTACACGAAAATAGGGAACCAATTTCGCTATAAAGCCTGAAGCTACTTTTTGTTTGTAAAACTTTTCCTCATCAGAACCGTTTTCAGTAAATTCCTTATCTAATCCAAGAACTACATTTTCAATTCCTAAAGACTGTAAGATTTTAACTTGTTCATCAGTTAAAGCTGAACCTGAAATACCACCGCCTATAGAGAAGTCTGGCAGCATAGTATCAAGCTGTTGAGGACCTTTTTCACTTTCAAATAAAATCAGTGTTTTATACCTAATAATGGCCTCTTTTGTGACATTTAGACCGTAAATATTGCCTCCAGTTGGGTGTTTTCTTACTTCACCCTTATGAAATATAGGCATATACTTCTTTCCAGCATCTACTTCTTCTTGATTTAAGGCTCTACCTCTTATACCTATTAATCTACCATCAATATCAAAGTGAGGTATAATTATTTTGTTTTCACGAATAGAAAACAAAGTGTTAAACTTTCTCATAGTCTTGATACTTATACCATCTTCTATCCAAGAATGATGATAAAGTTTATAAAAACTATTGAGCATAGTTGGATCAAGTTCATTAAGTATATATTGAGGTTCCTTCTTTTTAAATTTTAAAATAAATGAAGTATCTACTCTATCACCAGTTAAGAAACCATATTCAGAGTTAATATTGAACTTACCACAAATATAGCGGAAAGAGGACCCGAAATCGAGCCCATATACTTTCCCTATAAGTACATAAAGGTCAAAACCATGTCCACAGTTCCCAGTAAAACAAGAAAATGTCTTTGACTCATGGAAGTAAATAAGTTTATGTTTATGACCTCCATGACAAACTGTCCTACAAAATAACTGATTACCTTTCTTTACAGGATCGGCACCAAGATCTGATAATAGGTCAAATATATCATTTATACTTAAGATGTCTTTGACTTGACCTGCATCCACTAATAATCAGCTCCTTAAAATTCTGGTACCTCATCAATAGGTACAAAGTTTGTTTCATCTTCATCCATATGCTCATCAACAAATTTATTTTCTTTAGGTATTTCAACTTCAGGAAGTTTTGGCTCACCTGCTACAGTTACATGAAGGTTTTCCACATCAAGTAAATTAAAGTCAAGGTCTGTAACAAATAATTCCTCTTCACGAATAACCCCACCATGATACTTTGTCCAAATAATACAACCTACTTTAGAACCTCCACGATTCTTATAAACATAATGACAGAAGTTAGGTTTTTGATTATTAAAGCCTCTTTCAAAAACATGTTTAAGATTTTCAAGGTCTTTACCTGTAACCCTAAATACCATAACTCCATGGTCAACTTTATCAGCTGTAGCGGATCCACCACGAAGAGAAGTAGTGTCTCTCATTTCATGTTCTTTAGCATTTCTGTTAACCTGAGTTGCTGAAACAATATAAACATCATACTTATTTGCAAGTAGTTTTAGAGCTGCTGACAATTGAACTAATATCTGATCTTCACGAAGTGATCCAGCAAATGCTTCCTGCATTGTTCTAGCAAGTTTAGGAACCATCTGAATATAGTCAAAAGCAACATACTTCGTTCCATGTTCAAGAATATGTTCTTCAATAATTGTCTCAATATCAGAGATACTGAAGTCGTCAATATATTCAGCGTAGATTGGAGAACGTTGTAAAATCTTAATACCATGTTTTAATCGTTCTTCAATTTCCTTCGAATACTTACCATTTTTAATAAGATCCTCATCAACACCTGTTATATAAGCAAGCATTCCTGTTTGTAGTTCTTGTTGTTCTAACTCAGTTGATATAAAAAGTACTGGGTTAGCTGGACCGTTTGGTTGATATGACTTAGTTTTATAGTCCCACATTTCATCAACTGCAATATTACACATATCAGCAAGAGATAAACGAGTTTTACCTACACCTGTACCTGCAGAACGTAACATAAACTTCTTTAATCGTTGACCTCTAAAGATAGCATTATAATAACCATTCTTGAATGGATAACCCATTTCTGGTGCTTCTTTCAACCTTTCAAGTAAACCATCCAAATTGTCGCCTGCCATAAATGACTTACGCTTTTCGCCCATACTCCATTTATCACGAAGACTAAGCATTCTCAAGTTAAAATGATCCACCATTTGGTCAATACTCATCTTATCTAATGCTTTCATTTGTTCTTCTTGTTGTTTTAAATCATTTAATCTATAGTCATAAAGAGAAGTAACATCAATGCCTGCATTTACATAGTCACGAAGCATTGCAAACTTCTTTAAACGCCAATAATTACTTTTATATGTTTTTAAGTTTACATTTTCAATAGCACTTGACATATACTCAAAACCATTATGTTGTTCCCAAATTTTATAATGTTGAGGATACTGAGCAAGGTAGTTATCAATATCAACAGGAGTAATATTTTCTACATTTACATTTGAGTAAGCAATATTATTAATTGCAGCAAAGATATTTTTATGAAAAGCTTGATAAAAATCATTTTCTTCTAACGGCTGTTCTGGATTTCTTAAAGCTTGCGGTGCATTACAAAGAATACCTAAAACTGTAAAAACTGAACGAACAGGGTTCAAGTTTCCAATAAGTGTGTTAGTAACATCATTAGTTGTCATTTAAAAGGTTCGCCTCCATAGGAATCATCTTTTTCTTTTTGTAATAAGAAGTATCATGCTTTATAATAGGAATAGTAATTCTTGTTATACTATTATCTACATCTTTAGCATTCTTCCTTCTTTCTTCGAGGTCGTTATAATACTTAATTGCACTATCATAATGATAAGGCAAGAAGGATAGTCCACCATTTAAGAAAGGTTGTTTTTTCTGAACCTTAACAAAATAACAGAGACATTTAGTCATACCTTCATAAGTATAATTCCTATCTTCTTTAAACTGTTTCATTTGTCGAAGCATCTGACCATTAGGATATGGTATCTTATAAATTGTTTGAATTGTTTTATATAAAGTTTCTCGGTCTTTAGCATCTTTCTCTTTTTTATCAGCACAAGATTTACAATAATTTAAAGCTCCAATCTTGACCATTTCATGTTTTAAATGCTTCTCACTACAGTCTCCGTAACATTTTAACGGTCTACTCAAGATAATACCTCCAATCTATTTTCTACATATATATTATATATACTTTTATCGAAACTGTAAACTCAAAATAAAAAAGCCACCCGAAGGCGACTCGTCAATCATTATTCTCCTTTACTTGCAACTTTACCTTCAAAGTCTAACTCAATTTCTCCATGATAAATTATTTTTGAATGAACGGAACAAGTACATCTTGAAGTGGCTGGGATTCTTCTTTGACGTTTAAACTCTGTTTTACACATACTGCAACTATACAAGTGCATTTTACCATAAGCTCCATAAGTACGTGTAGGACTCACATTTAATTTTTTTAATGTACTTTCAAATACATGGTGCCCATCGCTAAATTGAGATTCAGTATAACCTTTAGCACATAAAGCATAATGTACAAGCTCATGTCTTAAGACGTCCATAATATGTTCTTTAGGATGAATTTTCATAAACTCAACTGACATTTGAATTTTAGCTGGCACAGGCTTCTTATTTACTCTTTTATATCTAAACATTCCCATTGTGCGCTTTAATCTTGTGTTAAATTCTATAGGAACTCCTAATTCCATTTCAAAATTTTCCTTTAAAAACCTCTGCGCTTCTTCAACTAATTCAATATGCTTTACGTTCATTTTATCTCTCCTTTAGAAACTTTATTTAATATAACTTATAATTAATTATAACATACAATGAAAATAATGTAAATAATTTTTTTCTAATATGGAGAAAAAAATAATACCCAATAAGGGTATTAGCGAAGTTTTATAAGTAATCTAACTATATCTTGCATATAATAATCTCGTTCGTTGAACCTTTGTTCAAATTTAAAAGTCCCAATAATATCGGCTCCACAATCTTCAAGAATTTTCTCAATTCCATCGACTGCACCGCAGAATTTAGGATAAATACTATTCCCACTACCAAAAATAAATACCTCTTTACCCTTCCAATTATCTTTATTATTAACAAGAAATTGTTTTAGGTCTTTAGGGATCTTGCCGTCGCCCCAGGTATAAGCTCCAATAAGAATTTTTTGATGTTGTGTAATATTGGAATTATAATCACCAACAACAACTCCAATATACTTTTGAATAAAGTCAGCAAATGTTTTTGTATTTCCAGTTTTGGAAGAAAAGATAAGGAGGCTCATTACAAGTCTCCCCATCCATTATCAGTTTCTGTTGGTTTTACATAATTTGTTTCTTTATCTTCAAAGAAATCTGTTTTAACATTATTTGCATTATCTGGATCAAAAGCAGTAATCCAAGGCATAGGATTTTCTTTTGTAGCAAAGATCTTATCAAGTCCAAGATTATCCAAAATTAAATTTGCACGGAACTCAACATATTCTTTAACTTCAAAAATATCAATATCATAAGTTTCTTTGTATAGATCCTCACAATATTCTTTTTCAAGTTCAACTAACTCTGTGAAGAAGTCGTAGATCCACTGTGAAAATTCAGAAGTATTTAGTTTTGGGTACTGAGTTAAAATATCTCTAACTAATACTGTTTGGAAATATGAGTGTTGTACTTCATCTCTCTGAATATACTGAATTATACGACCCGTTCCAAACATTTTACCATTTCTCATAAAGTGGTAGAAAGGTGTAAAGCCATTTACAAAGCAAACGCCTTCAAGTCCTGACATAGCAACTAAACCTTCTAAAGCATTTTCAACTGTCTGTTCTTTTAAGAATTTATCAAAAATATTCATCATAAGCTTATTTCTTCTAAGAACAAAAGTATTCTTCTTTGCAAATTCAAATACTTCTAAAGTTTCATGCTTAGGTACTAATGAAGACATATTATAAGTATAAGATTCATTATGAACACTTTCAAAGAATCCAACACAAGCCATAACTGCTCTTACTGCTGAGTTTTTAATAAAACGTGCTAGCAAGTCATCAAACTGAGTTGCAATAGAATCAAGTGAAGCAAGTGTTCCAATACCATCTTTGAACAATTGTTGGTCAGTCGAGCCCATAATCTCTTCATCATGCCAATGACCATAGTCGCCTTGCATGTTAATTTCTTCAGGTATCCAGAAATTACCTCTCATTTCTTTATATAATTCATAATAAATATTCTTGCTAATATCATCCCAAAAGAGGATTCCACTTTGAGGTTCAAACAGTCCACTACCATTATTTCTTAAACTTTCATCAAATATTCTGATCTGTTTCGTAAGTTGCATTTTTCATTTCTCCTTATATTATAATAAGGAGGGAATTACCCCTCCATTTTATTATGATGAGCAAGCTAAGCAGCTATCCTCATGTTTCTGATTCCAAGATCTTGTGTAATAAGAAGTTTTATTACCTCTGTCCCAATTCTCTGTGTGTAAACGTAGCAGGTTTACAGCTTTAATTCCTTGAGGAATATAAAAATTGTGAGAGATTGCTTGGTCAACCCAAGGACTACGAGCTTCATTGTGACGGATTGCCCACATATGAGCAAGTTGTTTTTCGCCTTCATACTCCATCTTCATAGTTGGTTTGAAGAAGAACCAAGTTTTTTGACTTAACCCAGGGACAACAATTGGCAATTGAAAATCTTTCTTACGTTCAAAGTAAATAACATCAAATGTTGGGTCAATACCCGGAGTTGAGCCTGCAATTACTGAAGTACCGCCTGTTGGAGCAATAGCACGTAGATAAGCATTTCTCATCGCTATCGCAGCTAACTTAATAACTTCATCCCATCCATCAAGAGTCAATTTACGATTCTTGAACCATTCACCTGTATTCCATTGAGAACCTTCATATACAGGATAAGATCCTTTTTCTTGTCCAAGTAATGCAGAATGTTTTATTGTATAAAGCATTATTTTTTCTTCTAATTGAGCAATATACTCAACTGCTTTTTCACTATCCCACATAATACCTTCAGCAGCAAGTAATGCAGCAATACCTTGTTCACCAGCACCTACAGCACGATACTTAGCATTTGTGAACTCAGCTTGTGGAACTGGAACTTTTAATAATGAAATAACATTATCAAGGGCTCTCATTTGAATTTCAACAACTTCTTCAGTAACTCCGTCACGCTCAGTATTATTTACAACAAGTGAAGATAGGTTACAAGTAACAAGATCCCCAATTGATTTAGTAATAATAACTTCACCAGTTTTCCAATCAATCTTTTCTTGAACTACATCAGAAGAACTCATGTTTTGAGCAATTTCAGTACAAAGATTAGAAGAGTAGATAATTCCACAGTGAGCATTTGGGTTATCACGGTTTACAGTATCGCGGTAGAACATGTAAGGAATACCTGTTTCAAGTTGAGCAACCATTAATTGTTTCATTAAGTCAATGGCAGGAACACGCTTTCTTCTTAATAAAGGATGGTCAATACATTGTTTATAACGGAAAGTCCAAGCATGATCTTTCTCATTAGGTTGTTGTCCTGGCTTTAACTTCTTTTTATCATAATAATCTTCAAGACTAAAGCCCATAGACTGTTTAATTTCATGAGGATCAAATAAAAACCAATCTCCACGAACCTCAACTTGTCTCATAAACTCATCAGGAATACAAAGACCTGTAAATACATTATAAGCACGTTTTGAAGGATCTCCTGTATTTAATCGTAAGTCAATAAACATTGGAATATCTAAGTGCCACATATCAAGGTAAACTGCAATAGCGCCTTTACGTTGTCCAAGTTGGTCAACTGAGATAGCGGTGTTGTCAGCTTGTTTTACCCAACCGATAATGCCACCTGAAACTCCTTTATGACTACGAATATCAGAACCCGTAGCACGAAGTTTACCAAAGTAAATTCCAATTCCCGCACCATTCTTTGAGAAAGTTGCCATATCTGTATTATCATCATAGATACCACGAAGTGAATCTCCTGTAGTAATTACGAAGCAAGATGATAAACCACCATCGGCTCTTCCAGCATTTGTAAGTGTTGGAGTAGCAAGAGTAATATACTTATTAGCAATAGCCCAGTATAATTTCTTTGCATACTTTAAACGGTTTTCAGGTTCTTCAGGAACCATTATATGAAGAGCAGCTATCATATAACGTTCTTGTGGTAATTCAAATACTGACTTATCAAAATCTTTAACAATATAACGACTTGATAATTGATGAAGTCCTGCAAAGTCAAATAAATCATCTTTTTCTGGCATAATGGACTTTCCTGCTTCAATTAATTCTTCACGAGTATAATTTGCAAGAATATCAGCAGTATATAAACCTTTGTCGGTTAATGTTTTAACCAAACCATAAAAATCGCCATACTTTGCTTTAGCATCATAACTTCTGTTTTTACTTGCACGTTTGTAAAGTTCTTCCATTAAAACGAATCGAGCGAAGCCATTAAAGTTAATATTCTTTAACATTTTCGGAGTAACAGCCTCTACACCATTGATGAGTTCTTTAATATTATTAGTAAGAACTAAAGCATTTTGTATCAGGATCTTTCTAATATCTTTAACATCAATTGTTGGACGGGACTGAATCAGTCTTAAGACCTTATCAATGTATTTCTGCTTTGTTCCTTCCTCAACTTCAATTCCTTCAAAACCTCGATTAATAAAGTTTAACAATCGAGCTTCATCAAAAGGTAGTTGTCGTTTACCTTTATCTTTCGTTACAACAGTCATCTTTGTAATCTCCCTTTCTTGTTGTTAAAATTAAACAGAGAGGGAAATAATCCCTCATCCGTTTCGAGTGCGACCTCTTTTTTGACCGTTTCTATAATGTTGTTTACGGTTTTCTGCTTGTTCATCCTTATAACTTTTAATAACTCTTCGTAGGTGACGTTCTGATTTTTTTAACTTTGAATTAGCCCGTCTTATCTTTAAGTTATCTTCTTGAAGATTGGTAATTTGAGATAATAAATTTTCAATGTATTCTTGCTCTGTCATAAGGATTCCCCCAATTATAAATTTGGGAGGAGTCATAGACCCCTCGCTTGATTATAACAACCGTAATTCTTCAACAATAATCTTGACCGTTTCAACCTGAGTTTCAGTAGCATCTCGCATTAATTTACCTTGACCGAGATATTTTTCTACAATTTCATTTACTTCAGCTAGTCGGCCAGCTTTGTTCATTTCAACAGCAATTTCTTTCGCTTCTTGCATTAGTGCTTCAAAGTTTAATTCTTCGCCAATAACAATGTTTACTTCTTTTTCTTCTTTTAAATTTTCTTCACCTTCAGCAAGAATGGCAGCAGTAACAGCATTTCGATACGCTTCTGCGCTCATTGGTAACGCAGCTTGTAAATGAGTGAATCGAGTACCTGCTTGGAAATATAAAGTTTCGCGAGTATATAAAACTCGTTGTTCTTGTTTTGTTTCAGGATTAACTGCAAGATAAGCAAATAAAATGTTATCAACCATTTTAGTAGCAATTTCCATTCCACGCTTAACAGCAGAAGGTACATATTTTTCATATTCTTCTTCAGTTCCAGGAAGTTTTTCTTTTTCCTTTTTTGAGTGAGAAATAAAGTGAATTGTATAACCATAAGACTCAATATCATTTAGAGCCATAAATAATGTTTCAGAGAACTCTTTATGACCTGCACCCCAACCACCATTTGCATCTTTAAGATTATCAGCACCATATTTGTTTTTTACATACTTTTCAAGATAAATACAAAGATTATCAAAAGTATCAATTACAACTACATCAAAGATTTCTTTTACTTCTTTACGAGATAGCTGTTTTTTAAATTTCATAAAGTCAGACCAATTTGAAATATCTTGACCCATAAGTCCAGCAACTGCTTTAGATCCTTTTTCAGTTCGAGCGAAGATTGCTTTCTTCCCAAAAAGTTGATGATAGAAAGTTGTTTTACCTGCTTTTGGCGGCCCAAACAAAAAACTTGTATAAGATGATAGATCCTTGCTAATTTTTTGTGGTTCAACTTGTGTTAAGTCCATTAAAATTCCTCCATTTGTTAATTTCAATTACATATACATTATATATAGAAAATTGTTTTCTGTTAACTTAATTTTAAATAATTTACTCTTAAATAAAATTGTCATTTTATTGCAAGATTGAAGCTCAAGTTGCTATGTAAAAACCCTCTAGAGGGAGCTAGAGGGAGATAATACACTATATTCTTACTAAAATGAACAATATTAAGTAAATAAGCATAGACCATAGCCAACATTGAAGAATTTCTTTACCTGTAAGCATTAAAATTCAATTAAATACTTAAAATCAAGCAACTCGCTATAAATAACAGTTGAATCATTAAGTTCTTCAGAATAGATCAAGTATTGCTTATAACCATTTTTGGAACGTACTTCTCTAACCACTTCAACGATGGAATCTTTTTTAAAAGTTTTTGCTTCATCTTCACAACCTGCTTCTAATAAAGTAATATTTGCTAATAATCTTGCTTTCACTATTTCTTCCATTTTAATCACCTCAAAAAGTTTATCAATATCTTTTATATTAACTGCCCTATCATCTAAATAATAATCACAGAATATCTTTCGACCTTGTTCTCCGCGGATATAATAAGGATCTTCTGGGTTTTCATTTACATAATGATATGGAATGTTATTATCATTTAAGAAATCAATAGCATCACTTTCAGCTTTCATTGATCTTGCTGTCCAAACAATAACAAGATGTCCTTTATCCATTGCTTCTTGCATTAGTTCAACAGTTTTTGGTTTTATAGCGCCTATATTTGGAAATGCTTCTTCCACAATTGTTCCATCAAAATCAATCCCTAATACTAATCTTTTCTTTGTCATTTTTACCTCCTATAAACAGAGAGGGAATAAATTCCCCCCGTTATTATTTCTTACGATATTTAATTACTAATACTGTTACAACAATAGCTAAGCCTAAATTAAACGCTTCGGTTGCCATATATCCCCAAATTTTAAAACCTGAATTAATGAAGATAACTACTGCATTTGTAAATAGCATAGCAAGAGCAATATCTAAGATGATCCAAAAACGTAGATCTATTCCTGAAACATCTTTAGTTCTAAGTGTTGTTCTAATTTGAGGTACATAGCAAAAAGCTAATACAATACCTGCAAGACTTGGTAAAAAGTTAATTAAAAAGTTCATCATTTTAAATTTTCCTCCTAGTAATTTGGTTTTCCATCTTAATTTTAAATAACAGTTGTTCAACTACATCACAAAGTTCTTCTGAACTATTAACAATTTCTCCGCGTAGTTTAATTAAACCTTTTGTATATAAATTTATATAAAAACGATTATCGCCTTCTCCATCTCGACGAATATCTGTATAAATACCAACAATTATTCTAAGTGGTGGGCTTGCACAATATTTCTCTTCAGCCCGTGCCATACCTGAAAAATACCCAATTTCAGCACTTACTCCAGAATCAATTTCAACACCATCAAGGGAAGCAATAAGAATATTAGAATCTTCAAGATACCGATTGTCACCATTAGCAATATCAATATCAGTAATAGAAGCAGCTTCATTAGAACTTTTATCATTTATCTCACCGTTTTCTTGTGGGATATATATATCAAGGCCAATGGCTCGTAATTGTTCTCCTAGTCTTGCAGTCCAGTTAAACATAGGTTCAGAGAAAAAGTTAGTTGCAAGATAAGCTTTCATAGTTTTTACCTTCTTTCTTATATTAAAAATCTGAGTAAGGGGAACTCCTATCATGAGGAATTACTTTATATTCGGTGTAGCGAATACCTTACTCAGATTATCTTAATTACTTAATATTAATGAATGGAGTTGCATTAGAACCTGAGACTTGTGGTAAGTGACCGTCCCATTTCTCAATAGCTTGTTTCTGTAATAATTTATCAGTGATAGATTCTTGTAAAATCTTGTTGGATTTAGCTTGAGTTTCAGCATTCATTATTTTAGTTTCATTTTGAATTTTAGCAGCTTCTTGTTTTGCTTTTTCCTTCTTGATATTTAATTCAGAAGTAGCAAGGGCTTGTTGAGATTGTGCCATACCAGCAGGTGAACCTACATTACTAAAACCGAAGTTTACAAGTTCAATACCTGACTTAGCAAGATCTTCTTTTACCATCGCTTCAATTTTATCTGTAACTTCTGCTTGTTGGTCACCTTTAATAGCATTCCAAGAATAGGTGTGAGTTACTTTATTAATATCATTTTTCAATGTTGGAAGTACGATAGTATCAGCAATATACTCAATATCATTTCCGCCAACTGATTGATAAAGAACTTTTGATTCTTTAATATCAATATTCCAGTTTAAGTTAGCAGTAACAGGTAGTTCTTGTTGGTCGCCTGTACCTGCATGAAGTGTAACACCTTTTTTACCACCTAATGCTTGGCGATATGTAGGATAATCTTGTACTGATACTCCCCAACCTGTCCAATGATAACCCGGTAGAATTTCTGTAACTTCTCCACTCATATGTTTTGCCATACCAACATAACCTTGACTTACATGTGAAGTACCACCAATTACAAAGATTAATGCTCCAACAGTTACAATGGCGCCACCAATTAATGCTTTAAAGCTCATTTTCATCCCGCTCCAATTCATTTTTAATTTTTCCAAAATGTTTATTTACTTTTCTACCAAAAATAATAAAGTATTTATAAAACATGAGCCATAGCCCAAAAGCAATTAGTATACAAAAGATTATAAATTGTAGTCTCATTTAATTACCTCCTAGAAGGAGACAATCCCCATATTAAAATGGGAGATCGTCATCTGAAATGTCAATTTGTCCACCTGTAGCAAATGGGTCAACATTTGTTTTAGGAGCAGCATTAGCACCGAATCCACCAGCTCCAGTAGGAGGTGTATTAGGAACATTATTTTTAACTTCTTGTAATTTTAAAGCACGAGTTTTCTTCGCTAGATCAACTTGTTCATCTGTATAAGCTTTATCATCAAGATATGGAGGGAATCCACCGATAACTCGAAGTTCACGGACATATTTCTTTACTTGATTATCAAGGTCAACTTGCATACCAAAGCCTGCAGCACCATCATCTTCTTTAGGTTCGCCTTCAATAACTTCTACATAATTATTAACTGCGAAAGTTAATTTTCCAGTAGAGCCCGGCTCATAATTTTCAGAAATAACATCAGCAAGATCTTGCCCAACAATCATGTTTTTAAGTTCAATTACTGTACCATTGTAACCAACTGTGAAACCTTCAAGTTTTAATTCTCCAGTTTCAATGCCTTCGTTATCAGTAGCAGGTTGAATATTTGTAACAATCAGCTCAACTTGTGCTAATGCTTCATCTTGAATTGCAGGATCTTCAATGCGGTTTACGAATACTCCACGATTACGGTTATTAGTTCGGATTACTTGATCTTGACCCATGTAATCATTAATATCAATATTACCTGTTACTTGTACTCGAGTAGCATTATCTTTACCAACAACATCTGCAGCTTTATATTCTTTCATTACTGTTTCATAACCTTTTGCAAGCTTTGAAGTAGTGAAAGCAAATAATTCAATACGGTGTTCAGATACTTTACCATCAACTTCGCTCATTACAACAATATTACCTTGAATTTGAGTTTTAGAAGGATCCTTCTTATTTGGTTTACGCTCAAGATTCATTTCCTTAAGTGTACCTACGATACGCTGACTGTTTAATAACTCACGTAAAACGATTTGTTCTGACATAATTCAATTTCCTCCAATTAATTTAATTTATTTCATTTAATACATATACATTATATATAGAAAAAATTTGATTGTTAACTTTATTTTAATATTTTTTCTACATTTTTATTATTGAAATGACTTATGAATCGAGTTTCCTGCTTTAACTTTACCTTTAATATCTCGAGCATGGACAGAATTGCCTGCATCAACATCTCCACTAACATCTCCACACTCAACACTATTACCTGCGTCCACTGATCCAAGAACACTTCCTGTAACTTTTACAGTATTGTTAGATCTAATATTGTTTACATCTCCTGTAACTTCAATAATAATTGGTTGAAGATTGTTAACAGAATGAATTTCTTGACCATTTACAACCACTTTTCCATTACTAACTGAAATATTGCTTCCATTGGGAAAATTAAAGATACTCCCACCGATATTAATATTCATTATTTTTCCTCCTTGTAAGTTCACTAAAAACACATTGATACTTATTCTTCTCATCTTTTTGAGTAATTTCCTTAAATGTATACTCAAAATCTTTTAACTCCCAATCAGGAAAATAAGTATCTCCTTCAAAATTTCCAATTATCCCTGTATGATAAATCTTATCAACATAAGGTAAGAATGCTTTATATATTTGAGAGCCTCCAATAATAAAAACATCTTCAGGAAGTTCCAATACTTCATCAATTGATGAACACCACTCGACTCCTTCATGAGTAAAAACAGCCCTTGATAAAACAATATTCTTACGTCCTGCTAATGGTTTACCAATACTTTCAAATGTTTTTCTTCCCATAACTACCGTCTTACCAATAGTTAACTTTTTAAAGTGTTTCAAGTCAACAGGAAGTTTACCCCAAGGTAAATCATTATCTTTACCTATTAGGCCATAACTATCTGTTGCTACTACAAAGTGGATCACTTAATTGCCTCCTTAATCATTTCAATGATTCCGAAATGTTCAAGAACCCACATAAATCCAAAAAATAAACCTACATAAAAAACTAAATTTAAAGTAATCATAAAGATAAAACCAATAAATCCGGCTCCTGCAATTTTAAACATATTATCTTCTCTCCTTTAGTAACCCAGAGTATGATCCCTACCTCTATCATACTACCCAACTCCTAGATTGGTCCAAAGGCTGGGTTACTTTTTTATTAAATTTAAACGTCCATATTCAAAACCTACAGTCATTTCAATAGAATTACCTTCTGTATCAACTCTGAAAATTTTATAAACTTTCAGTGAAGTTTCTAATTTACCAACATATTCAATAACAGCTTTCTTAGCATCATAATTCTTAAAGAAAAATTGAGGCTTTTCGTTATTTACATATTGAACTGGTCTTTCAAGTACTACAGTATACTGATAAGTAAGATCCATTATAATCCCTCCATAATTTAAAATACATATACATTATATGGCTGAATTAGAAAACTGTAAATCTTTTTTATAAACTGTATACAATGTTGGTTAAAATTTCAACAATACTTCTACTGTCTGATAATTTGACTTCTTGATCCTGAATAACAAGTTTATCTTCATCATAATAGAAATAAAAGACCTTATTACCTGTTTTTTGAGTGTATTCATCGTGAAAAGGTAGTTCTCCATGAGTATCATATAATTTATTACTTACTGGTTTAATTTGAATAGCAAACTTCTCAATAGGAGCAACTTCTATAACAGCATCTACTTTATAAACCATATCAGTTTCATCATCTGTCTTTATACAAGTAATGTAACTTTCAAGATGGTTTAAAGTATTAATAACACGGTCTTCAGCATTGGTTCCATAATAAGTATTGGCCATTCTTACAATAAACGCAGCATGAACTTTAAACTTTGTAATTCCTGGATAGTCTGCATTTTCACGAAGAATTTTTTCTACAACTTCTTCAATAATAGTACTTCTACCTTTTGTAATTTTGTTAAAAAACATTTCAAAAGATGGAAAGAATTTAGTTGAGTTATAAGTCTGATTCCAATTTCCTGTAAATTGACTTAAATAATTTTTTAATACTTTATTATTAAAACCATCTTGTCCATTTTGATCCTTACTTCCATACCAACCACTTACTTGTCTTTTTAACTGTTTCCAATTTTCAGGTATTAGAGCTATATTATCTTGAACATAGTTAATCTTTTTCATTTGAGTAATTCCAAAGCCTTCCATAAGGCACCTCCAAATTAAAAGCAGGAAATTAATCCTGCTTGGCTTTTTGACAGATTCTATTTACTACTGAGTCAATATTATGATATACAGTCTTACGAGTTACTTTTAAAATTTTAGCAATATCAGTAACAGTTTTATCTCTTTGAACTAATTCTAATATTTCTTTCTGAAGTTTAGTAAGAACTAAACTATCTAGTAATTCGTAAAAATCAATAATAATATATTTTAAATCTTCAATTCCATCATATTCTCGACTGAAATGTAGCAATGCTTTAACATGTTCAGGGTTAGAGTATCTTACTTCGTCCCATTCAATTACTGTACTTTCTGAAGCATTTGTTTTATAACCAAATACTCCTAATAAAATATCTTTACTATTAATCATATCTTGTTTTAGAGCACCTGAAGCTTTTGTTAATAAATAGCGTGAAACATTTATTTCTTTGCTATCTTTAAGTTTATTAGTAACTACACCAAGAAACGAAGTATAATCACGAAGTATTTCACCAAGTTCATCATCTCTATTAAGATCCTTAGTAGTAATAACTTGAGTTTTCGTTTTTTTGAAATTTCTATTTTCATTTTTCAAGAAGTGAATAATATTTTCTTGTTCATGCCCAGCACCCATATTATCAATCTTAACTTCACGTAGTAAAGCATCTTGAAAATCTTTTTCATTTGAATAGAATTTATATTCAGTATCTTTCTTTTCTTCTTTAGCTTCATCAGAATTAAGCAAGTAGTTAGCCATTCTTTCTAATGAGTTAGAAGCATTATCAAATGCTGATAAAGTATCAGATGAATTAATATTTACTTTAAAAAATTCATCAAAGTATTCTTCAAAGAACCCAGATTCAAGAATATTATTTACTACTTCTTTTCTATCCTCTAGTTTTGTTTTATTATAATTAATTTGCTTATTCAGTTCCGTGGGGTTAACTCCATTTATATGACCAAAGAACATTTTATTTGGCAACATTTTGCTTTCTCCTTTTCATAGCTTCACTTATTTTTCTTCTAGTTTCCTCAGATTGTTTTTTACCATACATAGGGTTACCTTTACCTTTAACTAGTTCACTTCTACGTTGTCTAAGTTCCTCAGGTTGTTTGGTACCTTTTAATTTTTTACTAATCTTTTCTTTAGTTTCATTGGTCCGTTCTTTTCCATATAATGGATGTTTTGATCCGCTTACTTTTTCACTAATGGCTTGCTTGTGTTCTTCAGAACATACTTTTTGACTTAATTTATATCTCCAGGCTATTAATTCTTCTTCACTTTTACCTGCCATTGGATTACCATATCCACCTTCAGCTATATTATAGAACTCTTTATTATTTATAGCATCAAACTTTTCAATCCAATAGATTTCTTTTTCATTTAATTCATATTCAGAATAGGCAATGTCTATAATTTCTCTTTTAAAAGCTTCCTTACCATATTTTTTAATAGCTCTTTTTATTAATTTACCGCTACCTAAGTATGATTTCCATTTTGAGTATGTGCCTCTATTTGTTTTAAATCTTTTTTGACCTATATATTTTTTACTATTAATTAAGTTTGTTGTTATATAAATAAATCCAAATTCTTCCGTGTTCATACTTCACCTCCCACATAATTGAACTTTCTGTAACTGTTTATCAATTACATATATATTATATTAGAAAAAGGAAAAACTGTAAACAAAAAGACTGCCAAATAGCAGCCTTTTTTCTAAATTTTCTTATAAATTG